CTCGGCCTCGTCACGGTAGTACTGCGCGTCGATCACACCCCGGTCCAACATGTCGTTGAGCTCGGTGAACCGCGCAGCGCGATCGACAGGCACCGCAGACCCGACGAGCGAGTCCACCTGGATGTCATTGAAGATGGTCTGCTCATAGGCCGGGTACCAGCCGTTGAGAATGTCGAACCACATCTGGTCGTGCGTGGCGATGATGAGTTGATCCTTCTCCGTCGCCTTGGCGATGATGGGCGACAGCTGCAGCGCCAGCGCAATGCCTGACTCCGCGATGCTCACGTCCACCGTGCCGACCGCAACGTCGGGTGTGGCCGCCGCCTGCTTCATGCCCGTCCAGAGGCGGTCGTAGTGATCGCCGAACGGGGAGACAGACCCCACGCCGTTGACCCGCGCCCAGTCAGTGCCCTCCGGGTGATGCACGACGCGTCCCGGACCCAGCTGCCACGCGGTCGGAGCCTTCGTCACCGGGTCAACCGGCGACGGCGCAGTGGTCGCGTACATGCCGATGCCGTCCAGCGCAATCGCCAGGTCTTCGTCACTGATCGTCTGGTTGACCGCGGCCATGAGGCCCTCGAGCCCACGGATCTCGCTGGACCCGAACGGGTTGCCTGGCTCTTCAAAGCCCTTGGTGTGGTACACCGGGATCGCCGTGATCTCAGGCGGCAATACCTCGGGCGCACGGATAACCTCAATCGGCGACGCCTCGAGGTCTTCCCATGTGTCGGTGGCGAACAGCCCCTCCTCCACGGTGATGGTGGCCACACCATCCGTGCCTGGCACCTTGCGGTAGCAGATGCGACGGACCACTGTGTCGTCACCGCGCGTCCCCGGCTGCGCCAGGAAGACGGCCACCACGCGCTCGATGTTGTCAGGATCGAACTGCGGGAAGTACATCGAGGGGTCAAGAGAGTTGATGCTGATTCGTGACCCAACCGGCTTCGTCGGGTCGGCGGTGACGTGCCACACCCAGTCACCCTGGATCTGGCAGAAGCGCTTGGCCCCAGAAAACTTGGCGCCAAAGCGTTCCCGCTTCATCAGGTCCTCGAGCGCCAGCCGCGCAGCGATTGCGTCGTTGCTGTCGCCGTTCGGTCCCTCGACGCGGTCATGCACGTTCAGGGCGTACGCCGGCGCAACGTACCGGTTGATCGTGTCAACCAGCGTGCGCGCACTGGGCACGTACACGGGCGCGTTGTTGGTACCACGCTGCACGAGCCGGAACGTGTCAGGGACGTTCCAGTACATGCGCTCGTAGAGCGAGTACGCCTGCAGACGTGCCTGCTCCAGTGTGTCGCTCACCCACGTAGGCGGGGCCCCGAACAGGGACTGGCCCGTAGAGTACGGGGTGAAGGTCTCGTCGGCCATTATCTTCCAACTCTCGCCGTCGTAACGAAGGATCCGCCATCAGCCATGGGTGCCTTGTACTTCCCACGGAAGAATCGGCCGAGGGCCTCAACACCGTGGTTGTCTTTGTCCATCGGCTGCTCAGCATCCGATCTGACTTCGGAGCGACGTTCCGGCCACTTGTACCCCTCGCGCATCTCCCAGCGCAGTTGAGTGCAGGACCGGTCAATCATGAGTTGCGGTGTGCGGTCGGGATGGCCATCTGGCAGGTGCAGGTTGGTCATCTTGAGCGATCGACGGATGAGGGCAAGACGCGTCTTGAGCTCACCGCCCGTGTTCTGCGCAGCGGGGATGCGGAGCTTGCGCATCAGCGTACGCGTGTCGTCAGGTTCAGCTGGATCAGGGTAGATCATCTCGCACTGTCGGATCAGGCCAGGCACCGTGGCGAGCAGGTCTATCGCCACTTCCTCAGTGTCCAGGCGCGTGTACCGGTGCTCCTTGATGACGCGCAGCTGGCCCTGAGGGCCTTCCTGCACCCACAGCACCACGAACGGGTTGGTGAACCCGTAGTCCACGGCCATGTACAGAGGCCACGACGGGTCATACGAGAAGTCACCGGTGTGCGTGTCGTCGTCGTACTCCTGCATGACGACACCGGTCTTCTCAGAGAACTCAGCCCCGTACTGGCGGTTGAACTCGTCCTCCGTCAGGTCGCTGTAGGCCTCGAGGATCTCAGGATCTTGTCGCCCCAGCGGGAACACGATCGTATTGTCCCAGGAAGGCTTCTTCCAGGATCGCCACTGGGGGAACTCAGGATCCAGCCCGCGCTGATACAGCGCGTAGAGAAGGCTGTGTTCTGACTTGCCCTCCGGGACACCCGTGAAGATCGCCCATCCACGCCGGTCAGACAGCGTCGGCCGGATGTACTGGCCCCACGTCTTCCGCTTGTGCCGACCCGCCTCCACCATGAGCACGAAGTCAAGTCCCTCACCCACCAATGTCTCTGGATGTGCTGCCGACTTCACCTCAAGGTCGAAGCCCCACGCCGTGGTGATGTGCATGGCCCCCGAGTCGGGGTTGTTCCGGAACTTGATCGCATCCCTGTCCACACCCAACGCACGCATCGAGTCGTAGAAGATGCGGAACTCCTTCTCCCCGTCGTCGTACTGGGGCCCGACAATCCAGCCGCGTTGCGGCAGGCCGGTGATGCGCGAGGGCACGAACGCGTTAGGCTCCGCCTCCTTGGCACCGAACAGCGTCTTACCCCATCGCCGGCCGTTGCTGACGACCTTGAACCTCATGGGCGTAGTGTGCAACTCCAGCTGACCGGGGTGCGGGTGATAGCCAGTCTTCTCAAAGTACTTGAGCTTGCTAAGTGCCCGCCTCGGTGCTACCGTCGTCGTCATCACTCACCACCAGACTACCGCCCAGCGGCTGATCGCAGGCAGTGCAGATTCGCCAGACCCAACCACTCTTCCAGACCGTACGGCGAAGCTCACCGCACAGACTGCAGAGGTGATTGAAGAAGTTGTTCACTGAGGGGCAAAAGCTCCATCGTACTCAGGCGGCTCCACGCTGTCAGGACGCGTGCCGTCGTCGGTCGGGTCAATCGCGTACGTCATCATGAGACGCTCGGACGCGGTGGGCACGTGAGGCGTTGGCTGGATCAACCCGGCCACACCACCGAACTCACTGCCCTGGCTGTAGTCCTCAGTGGACACCGGGCTGTAGCTGGTGATGGGCGGCAGGATCGGCGTGTGGTCAAGACGAGGCTCCAGCCCATACTGAGGGCCTACTGGGTCAGTCATTGCGACGCACCTCCGTTCCATGTGACATCGGGATCACCGTGCCGCCCTGTCCTGTGACGTAGCCGCCACCGCCACCGGCCACAATGTGTGCGCCGTACGATGACTGGCCCCCAGAGCCTCCGTGCGTGACTCCAGCGGTCCCTGTGGTGTACGCCTTGCCCCCGCCGCCGTTCGTGCCCACAGTGACCGCTGAGGCCCCCGGCGTGCCCCCTCCACCACCTACCGTCGTGACGAGCACGCCTGCGCGCTGGTGCTTGATTGCCTCGGTCACCGCGAGGAAGCCGGTGGTCATCGTGAGGCCCAGCAGCGTCGCGTAGAACGCCCACGCGTACGACTGGTCCAGCACCGCAGCGACAAGGGCAAGCACGCCCAGCAGCGTCCAGATGGTGTGGGCCCACTTGAGAAGCTTGAGGTGACGCATCACGTACTCCTGACCGGCCGCGCCTCGTCGATCCGTCGGAGGTTGGCGTCCATCTGCTCGTAGGTCATCTTGCCTCGCGCCACCTGGCGCTGCATCTGCTCGGCCGCGCGATTGCGCACGGCGCGCCAGACGACCTCGTTCTGATTCACGCGCGCACGGTCGGCGGCGAGGTTACGCCGGCGCTGCCACTCGCGGCGCTCGTACTTGTTCGACGTCAGCCACTTCCAGAACGAGACCGAGAAGGCCTCGTCGAACGACGGCCGTACGCCATCACGTGGTACTCTGAACATTGCTCTGCCCTCCCTGAGTGAACTGTGCGGTGACAGCACGTATCTTACGCTCTGCCTCGCTCAGGTCATCAGGAGTCAGCACGCCCTTGTCGATCAGCGCCTGCCTCAGCACTGGATCGAACGGCCACTGTGGGGTCTGCTGGTGTAGAGTCAGCGCAGTCTCTACAGCATCAGCAGACCCCACAGGGCCTCTCCCGCCCCCGGGCAGCTTGATCCCGAATATCTCGCTGCCTGGCACAGTACCGTCATTGAAGGGGTGGCGGGGATTGTTCGCCGCGTGCCAGTCGGCGGTGTTACCGCAGGTCTCACAGTTCTTCAACGTCATCCTCTTCCACCTCGACGAACTGCCCGTCAATGACTGGGTGTGCGTCGGTCCCGTCCTCGAGCACGAGAGCGTCGGCGAGCATTGACTGCAGCGTGACGTTGCCCGACAGGGCAACCTTCATGTCGGGCTTACCGATGACGTACTCAAGGATCAGCTTGGCCGCGTCGAACTTCAGGCGCGGGTTCTCATCGTCACGCAGGAAGTCGGCCAGTACGCGCACGGCGTGCGCAGCCTGAGGTGCAAACTGCGACAGCGTCTCCTCGCGCATACGGCGCTGGACTTCCTCGCGGATCGCAGGCGTCAGCCACTTCGGCTTGGGCCCATCGAACTTGCCGTTCTCGCCTCTGGGCTTTCCCTGAGCGAGTTCCTCAAGCGTCCATTCCTCGATGGGCTTGTACTTCTGAAGGGTGACCTTCTGCAGGAGGGCGTGGTCCTCCTCGAAGTTGTTAGCGTGCCGACGCAGCCGCTTGCGGATCGCGGCCGGGCGCTCACTCTTGACGGCTTTCCTGACGCCATCCTCTTGCTCGACTATCTTCTTCGGCACGCGATCACCCCCTGTCTCGTCTGCTAAGGAACATCAATGCACGTGACCTTCACACCCCGGTTACCACCCAGCATCCTCAGCGTGTGTTCCGTGGATCGCGTGCACTGATGTCCACGATGAGAACCATAAGCGTAAAACAGCTCCAGGTCAAATGATCGATTGGCCGGCACACCAACGGCAACTCATGAGTCAACGCAGAAGGGCATACCCGGCTAGATGATGGTCGCTGGTCGCTCCTCGCCCTGCGGCATCACGGGCTTGACCCACGCGTCAAACGCGAGGACCTCGTCCGCACCCGAGTCATTGGGGCCCATGTCACGTTCGGGCACGCGTCGATCCCACTCCGCCGGCGCCGTGTGCGGGTCCGTGGGTTGAGCGGACGTCGCGTTCGCAGCATCGAGCAGGGTACGCAGGTTCGCTGCCTCAGCGGCGAACTGAGCCGCGTTGCGCTCGGCATCCTGTCGTCCCGACTGGCACACACGCAGCTTGTCCTCGAGGTCCTGGACCATGTCCTGCAGGCGACCTATCGAGGCCTTCTGCCGAGCGATCCGCTCCTCGTACCCCTGCTGCATCTGCTGGATCTTATCGGCATCCATTATTCCCCAACCTCCGTCATCCCTTGTCCGGACAGGATCATGTGCGCTGCCTCGATCATGCCCAGTGCGCGGTACGCCGGGATGGTTCCGTTCGGGAACAGCGTCTCGTAGTAGCAGTTGCCGTTGTCGTCACCTTCGTCCACGGGCTGGTTCACCACAACCACCAGCCAGTCAACGATGAAGCGCTGGCGACCATCGCCAGTCTCTGGGTCGTCGTACGCCGCAGACACTGCGCGGATCGCCTCGTGCAGCGCGTCGTCAGCAGCGATCTGCTCTGGTGTGCGCGCCACTACAGCAACCCCTTCAGGTCGGCGTAGATGTTGGGCTCAATCTCGAGCAGCTGGCGCAGCACGTTGTGCGCGAGCTCCTGGATCTCCGTGTCCGCATGAGGCGAGATGCGCTTGACGATCATCTCACGCCACGCCCTGTGATTCCCCGTCACGACAAGAGACGTCGGCGTCATGTTGGGCAGCACGCATCGAGCAGCCTGGCGCGCACGCTTGCGTGCCATGCCTCCCTTCTCCAGGCGCTCGACCAGCTCCTCGTACGCCGCCTGAGCACCCGCCCAGACGAACTTGAGAATGTCCAGCGCCTCGTTGTCACCACGCAGGTCCGGCGGGATCACGGGGTCCACACCACCCATGTCCACGTAC